TCTGTTACTTTTAAACTTTCTTCAATAGTCTTCTGAATCTCGTCAAACTTACCTTCTTTCAAAAGTTCTACAGAATGTAATATTGCAGACTTCATTGATTGATTCTTACAGAACTCAAAAGCTTTTTCCTTAGCGTGTTCAATTTCTTGTCTACTTGCATTCTTTTCAATATCTACCAATATGGTTAATGCATCATCTTTATCATCACCATCTGGTATAGCTGCTATCTCTAATCTCAACATATCATATGTAGGAGAAGAGTCATACTTATTAAAAAGTTTTACTATTTCACCCCATATAATTCTATGAGCCTCCGTTGTAAAAAAATCTTGTTTTAATATTTCAAAAACTCTCTCAAAAAAAACCCTATCTGTTAAGGCTCCTTGAATAACTCTGTTTTGAAACTTACTAGAGCCAAAAACATCAAAATTAGTTCCGTCTACCATTTCTTATCTCCCAAATTAAATTTCTATAGAACTTGTTTTTATAGTTGCGAAACTTGACACCCAATTATCAATATTGGAAGGTGAAATTCCTTCGGACAACAATTTAATACGAAACTTAGGTGGATTAAATTTTAAATTGCTTTTTTCTATTATTCTATATATAGTATCAACAGATGTAATAGAAATATTAGGATCTAACAATTGAACTAGTTTGTAATTAATTTCTATTAAGTCTTTATTATCAATATATTTCTGATATCTTTTTTGTTTGTTTGTGACTTGTTCAAGAGAGTACTCCTGTATATCATCTATTGTGTATTCTGTTGTATTTGATAGAAATGGAAAATCTTTCTTTACTGTTTTTTCACCAACACCCTTAACACCTTCAATGTTATCTGAGTTATCACCACATAATGATTTTATCAATGTGTAATTAGGTGGATAACACTCTTCTATATCGCTCATCCACTCAGCATTAATAAACTGACCTATAGGATCTTTCTTGGTTTTAATAGGTCTAAACACTGTGGTTGTATCGTCAACCAATTGAAAATAATCCTTATCACTAGAAACGATTATTTTTTCATAATTATCTTTTAACACTTTTTTACAAAGATAAGCTATAACATCATCCGCCTCTAAATATTTTACACCTAACTGATAAACGGGTAAATCACCTAAACATTCCTTTAATAATATTAATTGTCTTGCAAAACTATCTTTTTCATCCTCTTCCGAGGTATCGAAATGTTTTCTATTCAAACCTTTAAATGAACGACCTTCCTTATATTCAGTTAAAGTCTTTCTCCTTCTCTCTGAAGACTTCTCTCCTTCCCACGCTATAAAAACATAATGAGGTTTGTGAAGCTCTATTTGACTTCTAATGGACGCTAAACTTCCATATATACCAGATACTAACTCACCATTATCGTTCGACATTGCAAATGCAGAGAAGTTTCTAACATACATATTTAACATATCAACTATTAAAACTTTTTCTTTCTTCATATTATGTGACACTCCCACCCCGTTGGGGTTGTAAAATAAACCTTTTTAACACCGGCTTCTTTGATAATATTCATACAATAAGGACAAGGTTTAGCGGCTTTCAACATCCCATGTCTATCTTCTCTATAGACATACATCTTACTACCTTTTATACAATCATCATATCTGTATGAATTTACTGAAAGTATTGCTTGAAGTTCAGCGTGTATTGACACAGCGTAGAATGGGTAGTGTTTTTTGAGTGCAGGATGTGTTTTCATATCCTTGTTGTGGGACTTATAGACCTTGCCATTTCTTAACACTAATACAGCGCCAAACCTCGTTTTATGGTCTGACTTGAACATTTCTGAACAAGCCATTCTAAAAAACTTCTTCTTCTTTATCTCTTTTTTTACGAGTGAGTTACTCGGCTCATACTCCATACTTTACCAACTTTGATATACTAAATATAACAATATTTTTTGAAAAATCAAGGGTTTTCAAAATAAATTTTGCTACCCTTTTAGAACAACGAAAAAGCAAAGCACCACACAAAATAGTGGTTGTTTTTACATACCCATTATGATCTCTTTGAGTAAATCCAAATCTTGACATATGGATTTCTTCAACTCTTTCTTTGTTGTGTGTTTTGTCGTATTTAGATAAAAATTACATCTACGTTCAAAATCATTCATAGCTCTAAAAATAACCACCCCTGCATGATAACCAGATACCTTATTTGTATCATTCTTTGATTTATAATATGATTTATACAACTTATAGAGGTTATATTTATCTTCGTCCACAATATATGACTTAAACGCAGAAACCTTACTATAATGTGTGTCTCTCTTAGAACTACTACCTGTCATCTTACTTGAAACGTTATCATCAAATGTTTCTTGTGTCTCTACTACAGGTGACTTCTTCTTCCTTGGCATAAAAAATATCCTTACGTTATATAACCATTAATTTGATGTATATAATATAAGGATATTTTCTGCTTTTGTCAACCTATGTTTTGCTTATTCTACTAAAAAAATGCTCCCACACAGTAGCGCCTCTACGGGATGTCGCTGTTTTCTTAATACCATGTAGCATTAAGTCTGATTTTTAACAACTATCAAGTAAATACCCCGTACTACTCCCTCGTCCATATGCGACCAAAGGACTACACCATTATTTTAAAAAATATACTTTATCATACGATAAAAAACAAACAAAAACAAATAACCTAAAAAAACATTTAACCAACTAATTATTGGTAAATCAAAAAATACAGAAAAAGAGTTATTCCAAGCAAATGCTGATAAATAAGATAAAGAAAAAAGTAACGCTCCTATTATAGAGAATAAAACAAAAAAGAAACCAAAAAATCCTAATATAAAATAAAACTTATTTTTACCATCAAAAGATTCTAATTGATCATATACTTTTTTATATATATCTTCTTCATCAAAGTTGTTGATAAAACCAACCATTATATATCTTCTCCAGAGGATAATTCTTCTAAAACTATATTTTCTTTTCTCTTATATGGATCTGGTTCTACATAAAGAACTCTCTTCACCTCTTTTCTTAACTTTTCTCTTATAATTGGATTCTCTGCCATAAAATCAACAAATTTACGATTTAAAAAGTCATGAACCTCACCAGTTTCTTTATCAGTGTAAGAAGATTTTTGTGCCGAATACTTTTCACAAACACCATGTTGCAATAAAATATCCAACCAACTCTCTTCATCAATCAATCCTCTGGTGAAATACATTTTTAAATTACACTCTCTATGAGGTGGTCCCATTCTATTTTTTGCAATCTTTGCTTTTATACCCATACCAACAACATCATTACCAGCTTTTAATTTACCACCAGAATATAATTTTATTCTTACTGAAGACATAAATGGTATAGATCTTCCACCCGGTGTTGTGTCTGGATCTCCGAACTGCACACCTATTTTTGTTCTTAATTGATTTAGAAAAACTAATGAAATTCTATGAGTAGCGATTAATCTAATAATCTTTCTTAAACCTTGACCTATTAACCTTGCATGAACACCAACTTGACTTTGACCAAAGTCATTTTCCAATTCAATATCTGTAGAAGTTGCAGCTACTGAATCCCATACAATACAACATAGTTTATCTCTATGTTCTTCTCTTATTTTTCTAATAACTTCTTCAATGGTTTTAAATACTTGTTCAATACTATCTGGCTGAATGTAAATTAAATTATTTTCTGGTTCTAATCCTAGCATTCTAAGGAATTCAAAATTACATGCGCTTTCAGTATCTATAAGAACAGGTATCCCTCCTTTATCTAAACAATCTTTCAATATAAGATAAGAAATAAGAGATTTTCCAGTAGCTGCCTCTCCACTCATTTCTACTAACTTGCCAACAGGTATTCCACCATTAGCCTCTGGATTATTATTGATAATAGAATCCAAAACAGTACTACCTGTTGATAACCACTCTTTTACTTCAGTTGGTGAATCATCACTACCTATTATATATGCTACATCGCCAACGCTTTTATTCAAAGCGCTGACGATTTCTTTATGAGGTATAGATATATCATTTACAATAGAGTTATCTTCTACCCCTTCATAATCTGAAGATTTATTATTTACTAATTTTTTTCTTGGCATATTTAATTACTTCCACCTAATACAGAATCAAATTTTGAGGAAACATCTGATTTGGTGTCAAAATCAATATCATTACCATCACTCTTATAATTCTTAACACTTCCAGTGTTATTGTTTTCTGGTGCTTGCCCATCTGAGTTTGCGAAATTATTACATGCCTCTTTCATTTC